TCTCTCTAATATTAGTTTCATCTGCGTCATCATTCTATATCCTAAATCGTATATAAATAATAGAGAGAATAAGGATCTCTCACCCAACCCTTTCGGATAGAACCCTTTTCAACCGCCTGCGGAACCTCTCCAAGTTCAGTAGAATCTTCTTTGTCTGGATGTACAAATTCGTCATCGGTCATGGAAATAATTGCTTCTGTAGATTCAAAATAAGGTCGTTCCTCCTCAATAAAACGAGAAATATTGATGAGCGTCATTTTAGCACTATTAAGTTTTTCAGAATATGGCTTTTCCATCGTCGCCTCCATCGATCCATAAAAGGAGCCTCCTTGAATCGACTCTGGTATTATTAAGCCTTTTTTGCGTAGGAAAGAAAACAATCTATTTTGCGCGCCGTACGATAGATCTGTGATGTTCTCCTTCGGAAAGGCCACCACCTTGGTCTTAGCTGCCGACAACACAATATCAATATCGCCATGATCAAAGATCATTAAATCGCCATTCATACTTTTACGAATGTCAAGTTCTAAAGTGACTGAAGGCGCGTGGGCGCTATTCCCAATTTTAATTGTTATTGCCATCAGTGTAGATTTCCTTTACAAGAGCTTGAGTACACATCAACATCATCAACGTTTCTTCATTTACGGTACTATTGGAAAAGTCATCGAGACGCTCAATTACTTGATGAGTTTTTTTAATCATTTCTTCGTCGTTTTTAATATGTTCGGTTGTTTTAGCCCTTTCCAACATCATCTTTAAACGTCCTATTTCTTCATTTAAAAACATTTTAAGCTGGACAGCATTATCCATAAAAGATGAAATATAGTATCCTAATAATTCTTTTTGTTCTGCTAAAAGCCCATCAGTGTATTTGGTGTTAAACTTTTCCACGAAGGTTTTATACACCACATTATCCATCGGCGATGAAGTATCGCTGTCTATTATTAACTCGCCCATGTTTTTTACAATGGTGTTTTCTAAAATGATTTGATCCCGGGGAGAGACCTTGTCAGAAAAAATCTGTGCAATTGTGGCCAGCGTTTTATAATTGGGTACAAAGTTATTGAAAACAGCGGGAGATAATTCCGTATTAACATCCCGAATGAGTTCACTTTGCTGCTTAAAAAGCGCCGGCGTGTCAATCATGCGTTGATGGAGTTTTACTTCTTTGATGATCTTTTCAGAGGTAAGCTGATCCAAATTTTGATTCTCATATAACGAGCGGTAACAATCTAAATCTTTTCTTAGCGGAGTACCCCTCTTAAAATGTTTTTTAATGAGGGAGGCGGCTATTTCTTTTCTCGCAGTATCCTTTTTAATAATAGCTACGGTTGCCTCTTTGATAAGAGCTTCGTAGACGAAGGCACTATTTCGCTTTTTGTTGTGTCTGAATTTCATCATCTTGCTCCGTGGGATTTTCTTGATTTTTTTCCAAGTCAGTCAAAAGAGTGCGCACCGATTCGTTAATTCTAAATAATTTGTCTTCTTCGGTTTGTTCTCTCAAACTATAAATAGACTGGTCATCTTCATAAATACTCATACCTTCCGCCGTTGGTACAAATCCTTTTCCGAGAGAACTTAACCCATCGGCATACCCCGGAAAGACATTTCGAAGCGTGCTGCTTGCTTTTTCGCCAGCATATTGAGATTTATTCGAACGCGTCCTAGCGCCAGCAGATCGTTTATCTACTTTAACGGGGTGATAGACTTTGCCTTTGGCTCCCGGTGTAAGACGTGGAGAATCCCGGGTGCCGGGGGGAGCGGCGAGGAGTGCCGATTCTTCTCCCCCTCCTGCCTCCGCGGCCGGCATTTCTTCGGGGCCTCCGAGTTCTTCTCCTCCCATATCTCCACCTAAGTCGCCACCTAAGTCGCCCCCTAAGTCGCCCCCTAGGGCGCCACCAGTTTCGGCGGCTGCGGCTGCTTCAGCCACTTGCTGCAGCGCTGCGTCGTGTTTACGATCATAATACATTTCACGTTGGCTTCGCATAAATTCATCATGGGAGAGCCCAAAGATGTGATCGGATACCCATCGTCGGGAGAAGTAACCTTCGGTGGCAGATGCAGCAATATCAAACTTTTGTTTCCAATGTTCAATTTCTTGTAGCTCTGCGATCTTTGAAGGATTATTAAGAGCTAACGTAAACCCAAGTAAATCATCTCCGCGGAATCCCAAAGTATAAAGATGAATAATTCCAATCTTGGTAAGTTCTGCGATGATGACTCTCTGAAGACGCTGAATGGTTCTGGAGAAACGAATGTCTTTCTGCGCTAGGGTGGTCTTATCTTCTTCGGCTCCTTCGCCCATTGTAAGATACGACTGAGGAATCTTGAGCGCAGAAAACAACTTGTCGCGTAAATATTTAATGTCATCAATTGCAGTAATGTTCTGGGCGCCGGCGAGTGAAACAATGTCTGTTGCCGACCCGGGCCGAATCGGAATGAAATAGTCTTCCTCAATGCTCATGGGGTTATAGCGCAAATCAATGCGCCCAGACTCTGGGTTAACCACCGAATGTCGTTTAAGTTGCGTGACTACCTTTTGCATATATTGTTCTACATCTTGTGGTGGAATTGCACCGACATCGATCTTAAAGACCCGGCGTTCGGATGAACGAATGACGCGGTACGCCATCATTGCGTCTTCCATCAGTGTTAGCTGGCGCCATATACGGCGAGAAGCCTCAAGAATAGAAGTACCATAGGGCATATATTTATCATTACCTAAAATGCGGAAGTGTGCGATCTGCCAATTCTCAAACGTCATTCCGGCTGAGTTCCATTGATACTGAACGTAGTTAGGGTTCGTGCTGTCTTGGCCTTCTAAACGCTCCACTTCGGCGGGGGGCAATGCGATGGCAGACTTCACGCCATACTTTTCATCGATGTCCAAATACAAAAAGAAATCCCCGTACTTGCACATCGTACGACTCCATCCAAAAAGATTATACTGTACGTTTAAAATATTTTCGTACAGAACACTCAAAACTGCCTTAATTTCTTCGTTAGAACATTTCACTCTTAACATGGGTCGTAAGTCTGAGTGGGTTGTCATCTCGTCGGCGTAAATATCCAACGATGAAGCCAACTCAGGCATATATTCCATCTGATCAAAATCCACATAACGTTCTGAGCGGCGCTGATTGGCCACCGCGTTGCTGGATAATATCTCTAGGGGGTTATGAAGGGTCTTTTTAAACTGTTGTCCCGATGCCGTCTTGAATCGAGAAGAGAATTTATCTAAATGCTGCCGTCGGATACGTCGACCTGACTGCGACCTATAATTAATAATCGGGCCCGAAAATAATCGAGTCAGGGCTTTAAATAATTTAGTTTCAGGGTTGTCTGGGTTTCGTTTGGGTCGTGCCATAGTTTATCTCACTTTATAATCCACATGAATTCATCATATAGATTTTTTGCTTCTGACATTTTATCAAGTACGCTATCGTTTTTGTAGCCTTCCTGCCCTTTAACCCGCGTATTAAAGGTGGTTGTGCTAGTGATGATCGAATCTACGAAAGCCTTTTGATAGTTTAAGTCTCGCGCGTTCGATTGAATGGCCGTATCGCGGACCCAACAAGCAATAGCAAGAGCCATGACCAAATCGTCATTGTATCCTTTCATTGCTTGAGGCTTCCCGTTTCGCCAAATAAATGTCTTCATTTCATTAATAGTTCGTGTAGAATATATCTTAATTAGTTTATTTCTTATAAACTCTTCCAATTTGGCCACGATAAGGGGGCGCGTTTTCATAGAGGTGGTAAACCCCGCAATAGTATTAGAACGATATTCGGCTTGATGCTGTTCAATATACTCGTGTGTGGATTTGACCGAATAATATAAATTAGGATAACGATATTCTACTAATTTGTCCAACACGGTATATCCAATATTATTATTCTCAACCACCATCATAGCATTTCCGAACTCTCGTCCAATTTGATTAAGCATATTAGCAAATAAATCCGGGGTAACCTTTCCTTGATATTCCCCTATCACTTCTAAGGTTTCTATCTTAATGATATGAAAGGTGGAAAAATCTGATGCATCTCCGCGGGCAACATCTACTACTTGTAAATAATTGCACGTAGGATCATATTCTTCCCAAATCCAAAAATTGCGGTCCACGCCGGTACGGTATTTAGGTTCACACGTTCCCGCATGCAACCATTCCATACACGCAGGATCGATAACGGTCTCACCGGATGTATTGAAATTGCACATCAACTCTTGGGCAATCTGTCGCTTGGACATATTCTTCGTTTCTTTCTTAAACCATTCTTCATCCCGATCTGGGTGAATGTCCCACTGAAAAGTCGTAATGTTAAAATTGTTGGCGCCTGCCTCGGCATCGGTGCACGTTTTATGAAACCAGTTACCTACGCCATTAGGTGTGGATATTGCAATACAACGCCCACCGGTCGAGAGGGTGGGATATAAACCAGTCCACAACTCTTCCAGGCCTTCAATGTGGGCAGCCTCGTCCAACACTAGCAACGACAACGCCTCCGAACGACCAGCGTCTCCAGACGTCGAGGCTGCCTTGATAGAGGAGCCATTAGAAAGTTCAAAGGATGTACGGTTGTCTACGCTAATTTCGGCAATGCGGAGCCAATCTGGTAACTGCTTCATAATGCTTTTGACTTTCTTCACCAAGTTTCCTGCGGTTTGAAACTTGGTTGCCATTACAAGAATAGCCTTATCGCGATGGAACAACATCATCCACACGATATAGCCCGCAGTAATGGTTGAAATGCCTAACTGGCGTGCCTTTAACACTACATTAAAACGATAATCATTAAAATCTTTTAAGAGATCGTCTTGATAATCATAAGTGTCAAATAAAATTTGCCCGTGCATCGGGTGAGATATGCGGGCATACGTGGTTAGAAAGTACGATGGATCTTTACCGCACTTTAATATTTCTTTTACTCTTTGCTTTTTGTCTAATTGAAAAGTCATGCATTGTAACTATTTTACTTTTCTACTTCCGAGCCTTTTTTGCGGGTATCGTTCTTTGGGCGTTTGCCTTTCCAACCGCCTAGGTCTAGGAAGGCGCGCCAGCCTTTTTCGATGCGATCCGTAGAACCTTCATCCACCATCACCGCCTCTCCAATGCCGCCAATCTTGTACTTCTGATAAACAGTCGCCCAAGAGTGGACACGGGACGTACTCTGTACAAGCACATCGACCTCGCCTTCTTTCGTGAGTGCGACGCTGTTACCTGTCACATTCTTGTATTCCTTCTTGAGGAACTTAACGATGTCAGCAACACGCTGCTCCATTTCGGCTTCGAAGCCCGGAGCATACACTTCTTTAATTTGCAGTTCGGTTTGATAACTGACGCACAGGAGGGGCCCCATGAACCGAATGTTAAAGCCATCCATCACGCGACGATCAATGAGGGGGTTGCCCTCTTCTCGCTTTAAGCCTGCGGTGCGAACTTCACCGTCGGGGGAAAAGCTCTCGATGTGGGTACCGTCGTATGCATTTGCTGCGGCCTGTGAAAGTCCGCGAATTACATCGAGTACGGTAACTGAATTATTTTTAGCCATTATTTTTGTTCTCCTTGGGGCTGTTGTTTGACGAGCGCGTTTTGTAGCACCTTCATTACTCTTTGAATAGCCATTTTTTGGGTACCTAATTCAACGTTAGGTTGGGTGGCCAATTTAAGAAGAAACTGATCTACTTGGTTGATTATTCCTCGTTCGATATTACTTAATTCAGCATTGGCGTCTGTTCTCTGTTCTTTGCCAGATTTTCCAAAAGAGCCACCGGACATACTAGTGGTTTTTAATTTGGAGTCTAGTCCATCTTCTTCGACTTCCTGTATTACTTCACGAATAACCTTTTTAAGAATTTGCGGACTTATCAGCATTCGGTCTCCATCCTTTTAGCCATCTCTCTTCTCTATCTTCGACATATTCAATGTAGCATCTATAGCAACAGTCAAATTTGACTAGACAAACATCATCCATTGATCTTCTCGCGAAAGAATCACAGATCGGACAACA